CGACTACTTTATCATTGAACAGGGAATCGCGGTAAATGCGCCATATGCCGCCCAGCTTCTTCCCCTTCAATGTGCCATCCCGCAAGCGGGCTTGAATCGTCCGAACGTGGCTGTTCGTCAATGCTGCTGCTTCTGGTACTGTGAAATAGTCCTTCTGTGGAATCGCTTCTGCGGGCAGGGTTACGGCCTTGCGCGGCCTGCCGCCGGGGTGTGCCATCTGTTCGCCTTCTTTCTGATCGTGGCTGTATGGGCCTGCTGCGCGCCCTACAGGGGCGCTATAATGCGCCATTCGTCGGGCATGGTGTAATGGGTGTATTCGTCGGGGTCTATCGTGCGCGTGGGTTCTGCAATGATTTCCCCCGCGTCGGTCAGGATTTCGCCCAGTAGGTTTATGCCCAGGGTGTATGTGTCGCCGTCTGGCATGGTTACGTCAAGGTTCGCCGCGTCATGCGGGCTGGCGTGGGCATCCGGGTAATACAATTCAAGGAATCTGTAAACCGTTTCATGTATCGGGTTCATGCTGTCCCCCTTCCTGTTATCCAGCGATTGCGCGCAGTAGTTCAAGGGCGCGCTGCTGCTGATCTGCTGTCATGCGCTTCAAACAATCTGCGGCCTGCGTGGTTACGTCGGTTTCAACGCCATAGATGTAATCACGAACGCGCTGCGCGGTGTTCTGCGCTAACTTTTCGATGTTATGCGCATAGACATTTTCAGTCGTGACGGGGCTTGCGTGGCGGGCGTGGTGCTGCGCTTCCTGCAAGGTAGCGCCGGCCTTTAGCGCAAGCGTTACGGATGTGTGCCGGGTGCTGTGGGCGCTAATCCTGTGTGAATCGAATCCCGCCGCCCTTAATCGCTGCTTGAATATCCTTGAAATAGACGGTTCTGTCATTCTCTGCCCGCTGCTGCGGTTCCCTGTGCTGGCGAATAGGGGCGCTGCCGGGTCTTTCGTGCTGCGGGTGTTCAGATATGCCATAATGGAATTATAGGTTTCGTCTGCAAGTACGACAAAATCATCCGCTTCACTGTGGCCCTTGCCCCAAACATACAGAATGTGCTTACCTGCTATCAATTCCAGGTTTCCAATGCAAGCGCGCTGAATCTCAATAATCCGTAACCCATTGCTTAATGCAAGGTCTATCATAGCAAAATCGCGCTTCCCCGCGTCTGTGGTCGTGTCGATTGAATCCAGCAGGGCGCGGGCATCGTCACGCTGTAGGGGGTCGCGTTTCGTGTTGTCTGCCCGTACCTTTGCGCCCTTCACATTATCGGCAACGTTCGGATATAAACCTTCCTGCGCCGTCCACTTGAAAAACAGCTTCACAGCGCGCAGATAGCGGGCCTGTGTGCCTGCGCTGAATGTTATAACGGCTGCTGCCTGGTTGCTGCTGGCGCGGTCTGTGCGCTGCCTGCGGGCGTGTGGAAGGGCAAGCCATTCCACATAATCCAGAATGTCGCGCCGCGTGGGGGCTGTAATGGCATTGTTCGCCGCCCATTCACCAAAACAGCGCAGGCAAACGCCGTATGATTTCGCGGTAACATCTTTCACGTTCACAAAGTCCAGGAAACGGCCCAGCATGTCCGCAAGCTGCGGGCGGGCGGTCAGGGCTGCGCCGGGGGCGCTTATAATCATTTCGTTCATGGTCTGCCCTTCCTTTCATGCTTGCGCGTGGCGGGCATCTGTGGTATAATACAGGTGTCCCGCGTGGCGCTGTCGCGTGGGGTGCTGAACAGTCCCGTTCGTTTCCAGGCGTTGGGGGCTGTTCTATTTCTATACACCCATTATTATACAGTATTTATCCGCGTGTGTCAAGCGTGAATTCAGCAGGGCAGAAATATAAAACAGGCGGGGCGCGCCGGGGGTGTTCTGTGTCCCCATTGCCCCGCCTGCTGGCGGTCTATGCTGTGGTCTGGACAGACCTTAACATTACATCTTTTCAGCGGCTTCCCCCGTCAGGCTGTCCCAGGAATCAATCATATAGGGGTTTTCCGTGGCCCTGCTGTAAACGTTCGCCATCAGATCGAATACTGCAAGGGTGTTCGCGCCGTTGTTGTCGTTCGCCCTGTAGGAAATGGCGCGCAGTTCCCTTGCGCGGGAATCGTTTTCGCCGTACTGCTTGCCCGCGTTGGTTGCCGCATCACCCGCATATTTCGCAATCATGCGGGCCATAGTGTGATTGCCGCTGCTCTGCGCCTGGTCCATCATGCGGGAATACTCTGCGGGTTTCAGAACGCCGCTTTTCAGCAGTTCAAGGGTGTTCCCGTCCAGGGCTGCCGGGTCTGCTGCATAATGCGCGTCAAGGTCTGCCACAAGCTGCTTGCGCAGGGCTGCGATTTCGGCATTGTGGGCGCGGAATTCTTCCTGTGCTTTCTTCATATCTGCTTTTGCCTGCATGAAGTCAGCATTGGCGCGCGCGGATTGCGCTGCGTATTCGGCATCAACTATGCCCTGCCGCTGCGGATACTTGCGTTGCTGTTCTTCAGCGCGCTTATAGGCGGCTTCAGCTTTGCGGTACTTTTCAAACGCTTCCTTTGCAATCGCGTTCACCTTTTTCCCATAATCGTTAAACATGCTCATTATCTTATATCCTTTCTTGCTTTCAAGCAAATTGTGTATTGGTCAGGCTGCATCCGTTCGCATACAGGGCGCAGGAAGGGTCACAGCGCCGCCGGAATGGGCAGGGCTTCCCGTTGGTATCGGTCAAGGCTTTACGCGCTGCAAGGGCGCATCCATCGCCCACATAAAGCGCGCAATCCTTTTTACAGGGAATGTTACTGTTCACTTGTGCGTCGGGGTGCATGGGGCAGGTCCTTCCTGTTTCCCTGGCCTGCTGCCGCTGGCGCCACTGCTGGCGGGCGGCTTCCGCAGATCGCTTGCGCATCTGGTTATAGGCGCTGATTGCTTCCGGGGTGTTGTCCACTTCCGCGCCGTCGCTCATGGTGATCTTATCGGTTACGGCCCTTCCGGGCGTGTTGTCCATGTCCGGGGTAATGGGTTCCAGTATCGGTATAAATGGCATGGTTGTTCATCATCCTTTCTTGTGCAGATTCGCGCGCAGTCTGGCGAATTCAACGCGCAGTTCGCCCATTTCGTCGCGCAGATCGCCCAGGCCATCGCCCAGGGTGTTTATAACTGCGTCCTTTTCGCCGCTGTTCTGGAATGTGCCATCGTTGATATAGTCCACTTCAAACCGGGGGCAATGGTGCTGCATGTGATCGTCAAGCAATCCCATGTTCGCCGCCCGCATGGTGTTGTAGGCGGGCAGAATCTTTTCCCGCCATGTTTCGCCGTCTATGTGGGAATCACAATGCGGACAGCGCCGCGCCGGGTCAAGTTCGCGCTGTTTGTGGTAAACATCCCATGTGCCGCCACAGTAGGCGCAATGAATCCGTAAAAATGCCATGTTATTTCATCTCCTTTGTTATAGTCCGGGTAGACCTTAACATTGTTACGCGCTTTCCCTATAGCTGCGGATTAACGGGTCGCAGGCATAGCGCAGTCCGTCGATTGCGTGATTGTTCATGTCAGGTACTTCCGCAAGGAATTCCCCGTCCTTTGTGGTCAAGTATTCGTATTCACTGAATTCCCGCCATGCGTTGGGGCATCTGCGGGGGTCTATATACAAATACTTGCTTTGTAGCCATCGAATACCATACAGAACGCTTCCCGGAAACTTTGAACAGGGGCGCGCGTTCAATCCTGCGTTGCGAAAATCGGCAATGCTTTTCGGTTCCGCGCTGTCGCAGGTGATTAACTGCTTGCTGCGTCCATAGCTGAATCCGAATGGTGAATCATATATTTCCCCGCTGGCTGTGGTTATGTGGTAGCCCTTCCCTTTAATCAGCTCTGCGGCCTGCTGGTTCGATATGCCCCGCTGGAATATTTCATCGAAAACATAGATTGCCTGCTTCCTGCGGTCATAGGCTGCGCGGATAAAACAGAATGGGTCTACGGAAAATCCCCAGTCAACGCCGCAGTAAATGTATTGGAATTCCTTTATTTCTGCGTCGGTGATTTCGCGGGCTTCAAGGTTCGGGAATACTTCCCCGCCGCTGCCTATAGGTTCGCCCAGGTATTCATGTCTATAGGCGCGTTCATTGATCGCCTGTAGGCGTTCGGCTTCCAGAATGAAGGGTTCCCCCAGCCATTCCGGGGGCATGTCCCTGTAGGTGCTACGGAATAGCAGGGCGCGTTCATCTGGTATCAGAACATGCTTGTTCGCCCAGTTCGCGCGGCTGATCGGGGGGTTGAAGGAATCGAATATTCGGAATCCATCGCCGCCGCGCATGACAGATTGCAGAACGCTTCTAACCTGGTTCATGCCCGCAAGTTCGCTGAATTCTTCAAACCATATCCAGGCAAAGCGCCCATGCCGGGGCTTTATGGATTTCAGCTTGCCCACATCGTCAAGCCCTCTGAATATGATCTGCTGCCCTGTGGGAATGTAGGTGAACGCCATAGGCGATATGCTGCCCCGCCACAGCGCCGAACAGCCCAGTTCATCAATAGCCCATTGGCATTGCGCATAGACGCTTTCCCGCATGGTGTTTGCGTAACGTCTGAATACTATTGCGTTCGCGCTCTGATCGCGCATCATGCCATCAACTATTTCCAAGGAAATGAAGCTGCTTTTCCCGCTGCCGCGCCCGCCTGGAAGGTGATAGATACTGTGCGCGCCCGCTACAATATCTTCATGGACAGGCAGGAAACAGGGCGCTATATGATCTGAAACGGGGCTGCGGGTCGCGTTCATCTGCTGGCGCGTTTTCGTGTATGTCCGTACTGCCTGCCGCAATCGGTCATAATACATCCCTATTCACCTTCCCCGTTCAGTTCGCGCAGAATGTCATTGAATTCCGTCAAGCGCAATCCATAGTCAAGCAGGCTGCGGGCTGCTGAAATTCGATTGCCTATTCCGGGCATCTGCATTGCTTCATCATCTTCCACAATGACAAGCAGGGCAGACAGGGCAGGGGCAAGGGCGCGCTGTGCCTGGCGTGTGGCGCTGTCGATAACGTCAGAAACGGCCTTTTTATATTCCCGCTGGAATTCTTCATCCTGCAAATAGTTCCGCAGGGCGCGCGTGGTAATGCCTGCCGCCTGTGCCGCTTCCGCTTTCGTGGGCTGCGTTAGAAGGGCCTGTAGGGCGCGCTGCTTATTCGGGCTTAACATCGGGTTCCCCTTCCTGCGGGGGCTGTTCTACGGCCTTTTCTGCGGCTGTGCGGGCTTCCTGCGCTGCGCGGCCCTTCTCATATGCTGCGCGCTTCTTCGCCCTTTTCGCTTCCCGTTCTGCTGCCCTGGCTGCTGCGTCCTTATCGAATATACGCATATAGTCCACAGCGCGGGCGCAATCATCCGGGGGCATGTTCGCGCCCTGTAGGTATCGCATGACAAGCCCCGCCTTTGCCAAGCTGTCAAAATAACATACGCCGTGTCCATCATCTGCCATGATGAAATAGCGCGCCCCGTCCTTTAACGGGCTGAAACTGATCTTCATGTATTCACCTTCTTTTTGTTCCGCTTTGTTCCGGTTTGTTCCGCTCTGAATCGCCGTTTTCGGCCTGTTCTGCTGCTTTACGCGCCCAGTAACGCGCCATGTATTCCCGCCGCTTGTCTGCGTTCGCCGCGTTCCATTCGCGCTGATACTTGCGCCGCGCTTCCCTTGCCGCTTCCGTCATGTTCATAGCCTTTCCCCCTTTCCTGTTCGCCCTGTCCTATACAGTCGCAATGTTCGCCGGGGTCAAGGTTCGCGCCACAGATTGGACAGGTCTTGTAATACGTCTGTTTTATGTGTCTTGTATACTTCATGTTTCTATTATATCACAAGCAGAATAAAAACACAAGACACATAGAACACTTGTTCTGTTTTTTACACGGTGTTCGGTTTATGTGGCTGCTGTGGTCTGTGTGTCTGATATTCCTATGTAAAAGTCCATTTAGACCTTAACATTGAACAGCGCGCAAAAAAGCAGGGGGCGCGCTGCCCCCCTGCCTGTGCTGTTCGGTCTGTCTTGTGTGTTATCTTGTGTGTTATCCTGCCGCCTGCCCTTTCAAGCGCTGTTCAGCGCGTTCCAATTCGGCCCACACAGCGCAAAGCAAATCAATCAAAAACGGGTTGTTCCCGTTCGCGTTGCTGATCGCGTTCATTTCATCCGCTGCCGCATCCCATGCCGCAGGCGTGGCGGGGAAGGGCTTGTGTTTCGCGTGGAAGTCAAACGCAATGCGATAATACTTGTTATATGCTTTCGTGGGCGCTTCCCCCTTTTCAAACGGCCTGCGCGGGGCCTGTGGGCGCGCCCAGATCGCCGGGGGCCTGTTCCCCTTCCTGCGCTGTGGCGCGCGCTGTGGGGCTTCCTGCGGCCTGCTGGCTGTGTGCTATAGACTGTTCGATAAACCTTTTAATCAGTCCCCATGCGTGTTCCCATGTCGTGCCGGGGTGTTCTGCGCAATATTCTTCCGCAAGCCTTTCCAGATCCCCAATAATCTTCATAACGCGGTCTGTCGGTCTGTGGCCCAGAATTTCAGTAATAGCATTGATTTCCTGCGCGTTCATGGTATTGTTATTCATGGTGTTACCTTCCTTTCTTGCATTGGAAGGGGCAAACATGATATACTATGCTTGCCCCGGTCTGTGGGGCGCGGCCCTGCGCTGTTTCGTTCTGGCAAGTTCGTTCGCGCGGGGTCGTTCTGCGTTCTGGCGCGTGGGCGGGCGCTGATCGCGCCGCAGGCTGTTCCGTCTGTCCCCCTTCCTGGCCTGCCCCGTCCCATGCCGTCCAGAATGATTATACAGTTTTTATCCGTCTATGTCAATTATGTTTTGTATTTCTATTATGTTTCGTGTTTGTAATATGTTCGGCATGGGCGGGGCATCTATTCAAATGAATGGGTTGTCCGGGTCATTATCCATTTCGGTAAATCGCTGCTGCCGGGGCGCTGGCGGGGGTGTCTGGTTCGTTTCTGCCGTAAATGTGCCGCTTGCTGCGTGGAATGACAAATATCTTTTCTGGCCTGCGTTGCCCTTCATGCGGTTTTTCAGCACTTGAATTATCATGTTCCTTGTGCCGTCCTTCTTTTCAAGCGCTGCAATCACATCCGGGTCGTTCGCGTCAAGTCCCTGTTCATGTACTTCCCTATAGTTCAGCGATAACACAATATCCGCGCCGTATTCCAGATTGCTTGAATCCCTGCCGCTATACAGCGATATTTTGCCGTTGCTGTTCGTGGTTCTGTTCGTGGCGCTGATCGCTACAACGTATGAATCATACTGTATCGCCCAGCTTTTCAAGCGCCCCATGATTATTTTAATCATTTCCTGCAAGTCCCCGCGCGCTTCCTGTACTCTTACCAAATGCAGATAGTCAAGGCAGATCGCCGGGGCGGGCTTCCCTGCGGCCTTTGCCGCTTCCCCGGCCCTGTTCAGCGTGTCCATGATTGAATCCAGATCGGCCCCGCATCCATCCGTGTTATAGTTCATGTAGGGGGCGACTTCCGCGCGGTATCGGGCGGCTGCTGGTTCGATGAATCGCCGCTGCGCTTCCGTCCATGCGTAACCTTCCATAACTGAATCCGCAGGAATGTTCCCGCCGTCCCTGTGAATCATCCTGGACAGGCTGCGGGCAAGTAGCTGTTCCCGTGACATTTCAAGGTTCAGGAATATAACGTCTGTCCCATGTGCTGCCGCTGTTTCAAACATCTGCTGTGCAAGCGCTGTCTTTCCCGCTGCGGGCGCTGCCAACAGTAAAACAACAGCCTGCCGGGGAATTCCCCCGCGTAACAGATCGTCAATTACTGCCATTCCCGTTGGAATCGGCCTGTAAACGTCGGTCTGTATCTTTGCCATGAAGGAATCAAACAGTTCCACAGCAGAACGCGCGCGCTGTGGGGCCTGTGGCGCGCTCTGTGGCGCTTCCTGCGCCGGGGCTTCCCGTTCCCCGTCCAGATCGCCGGGGGCCTGCTGTGGGGCTTCCTGTGCCGCGTGGGGGCGTTCTGGCGTTTTCGGGGGCGTGGGCTGTGGGCTGTAGTAGTTCCCGCCACAGCTGGCGATTGCCTTTTCAATCGTGGTTGTGCGGTATCGTTCGCGCCGTTCCCATTTATCCCGGTTCAATCCAGATTGACGGAACAGGGAATCAATGCGGTCATAGTCCCCCTGCGCCCAGAACGCAAGCAAATTACACAATGCCTGGTCTGCTTCACTGTGGGAAGGGAATCCCGTGATTTCGCCCCGCCACAGCGCGCGGAATTGCGCGCCGTTCTTTGCGTTGCTGGCCTTTTCAATCAATTCCCTGTCCGATATGGTCAAGGGCGCTGCGGGCCTGCTGGCGCTGATCGCCGGGGCCTGCGGCTGCTTCATGTACTTGTCAAGGATAGTCTGCAATCGGCTTTCCCTGTTTTCCATGTCGTGGGCGCGCAGAACGTTCCCGGTAACGGTCAAGTATTTCCGCGTCATTCCGGGCAGATAGATTTCAAGCCCTTTTTCCCGGTTATGAATGTAATAGGCTGCTGCATCATATCGCAGTTCTGGCGCAAGGAACAGAATCCGTATTCCTTCCCCAGACGGGGAAATTTCCGTGTATGCGTCCATCGTGGTTACAATGTCGCGCGCCATGTCGGACAGTTCGCCGCCGCTGATACAATCGTCAATGTCGATTGCCGCCACAGCGCCGAATACACCTATTCCAATTCCGTCAAATCCGCGGGCGCGCCCTGCGGCTGCGGCCTTGTCCATGCTGGCGAACGTGGCGGGGTTGTCCGAAGCTGCGTGATATTGCGGGTTGTTCGGATTATACGGGGGTTTCGTCCATCCCCCTTTCCCCTTATCCCTGTTCGCGTCCCATTCGTAACGCCACAGGCAGAACAGCCCATGTTCTTTCAAGTAGGCGGGCAGGGCATCCGTGTTCGTGAATCCCCCTGCGGGTGTTGGCTTCATCGGTTTGTCTGTCATTGCTTTTCATCCTTTCTGCGTGGTATACTGGAAGGGCAGGCGGGTTCATCCTTCCCGCCTGCTGCCGCTGCGGGGTGTTGCTTGCAGGCTTCCCCGTGGCGGTTTTAGTGTCTGTCCCGTGGTGGAAAATTTTCCACCACCGATTTTGTGACTTCACAAACTCGGGCATCCGTGTCTGCCCCGTGGGCGCGGGGGCTGGTGTGGCTTTTCGCTTTTTGTGATTTCACAGAAAGCGTTTGCCCCATGTGTGCCGGGCTGTTCCAACTTGTAGACATCGGTGTCCGTAGGTCTGCCCCGTGGCGTGGCCTATGCTGCGGTTTCAGTAGACCTTAACATAGCGCCGGGGCGGGTTCCGGGGTTCGATATTCACAGAAACAGCAGGCGCGCGCCGCTGGCCTTGTTCGTTCTGTGAATATCTGGTTCCCCCGTTCCCTGGTTACTTTATCACAGGCGCGGGCAGGGCTTCAAGCGCCTGCCCAGCGCCGCTATAAAGCCTATGGGGCTTATATAGCTTATTGTGTGTCGCATATATGAAGGAATTTTTTAGGCGTTACGACTTTTTCAGGGGGTCGTTACGACTTTTTCAGGGGGTCGTTACGACTTTTTCAGGGGGTCGTTACGACTTTTTCAGGGGGTAGCGGGCGCGGGAATTTCTTTACGGGGGCGTGTTTTGTTGATCGTGATACAGTAAATGCGATTGTTCTTCCGTTCTTCCCCCCAGTTTGAAATAATGCCCAGCCCTTTCCAGTAGTCAAGCATTTTGTGAACGTGCTTGCGCAAAACAGCTTCCTTTTTTCGCCGGGTTGCTGGCGTGTCCTGTGGAAGGTTCAACTTTTCCCACAGCGTTTCATACAGAATGTGATTGCTGATCGCGGGAATGGCGTTGATATGGTCTAATATCAAAGACTGTAGCGCAATGATTTCCGGGGTCTTGTTGATCGGGGTGTTATGCCATGATAGCGGGTATCTTACAACCTGGTTCAATGCTTCCGAATAGTCAAGCAGGATAGGTCTTTCAAGCATCGTGTAAAACGTGGTTCTGAAATATCCGTGCTGGTTTTTTACAATGCCTGTGTCCCATACACCTTCAATAATGCGCCGGCCTTTTATCCAGCGTTTGAAGTTATACGCATCCCCCATAGTCCCAGTATCAACAATTAGCTGCGCAGATGTGAAACGCAACCAACTTTCGTGTATGGTGTCAAGTGTGGCCTGCGTCGGCTGCGCCTTACTGTTTCCCGTCATGGTTCGGTAAATATCCGTCCCCGTGAATTGCGTGTTTCCCTTGTCAAACAGTGAACAGACAGCGTTATAAACATTGTTGTCATAAATGTTCATCTTGCGGCTGATCTGAATTCCGGGGGGCAAGTCAAGCAAGGTGTATGTTATGATAGGGGCAATGGGTTCCTTTACTTTCTGGCCTGTTTCCGTGGTTACGGTGATCTCTTTCCCGCTTTTTACCTTCTTTTCGCTGTTCAGGGGAATCTTGTTGTCAAATACCAGGCGCGTTACGCGGTCTATGGGGTGAACAATTTCATCGGGCAAGGTTATGTTCTGCAAGCGTTCGTTCCATGTTGGCGCGCTGAAATAGTTATTCAGCAGGGCGTTTGCTGGTTCAGGCATGTTCATGTATTCCCCGATATAGAAAACCAAATTTGCAAACTTGATCGGTTCCCCGCTGCTGGTTGTGATCGGTCTTAATGTCCTTGTTGTAATGCCTGGTATATGTTCGCCGTTGGTATCTTTCGGGGCGTAAATGATGCTGTTGGCATCCATGAAGTAACAGCCTGTTGGAATATATCCACCTTCAATCCCCGTGGCAATGTTCTGCAATAGTTCCAGCCTTGCAAACTCTGGCGTAAACGCCGATAGCGTGAAAAATTCGCCCAGATCGGCAATAAGTTCCTGTAGCTGTTCCGTGTTAAGTGTCATAAGCGTTTCACCTTCTTAATACATACTGTGTGCGCTGTGTGTGCTGCGCGTTATGTGTGTGCCGTGTGTCCAGCCCACACAGCGCGCGCGGAATATATCAGGTGTTCAGAATGTCAAGCGTTTCCTTCCATTCGGGGTGTGCTTCCATGTCTGCCCGCACAATGCGGGTCAGGTATTCGGTAATGGTAACGTTCCTGTGTTCCTTCACTGTGGCGCGCCATGCCATTTCCTGCAAATAATCTTTGCACTCAATCGGCATCTTTGCATTGAAACGGTAATATTCCGTTTTCGTGGGCTGTTCTGGCGCGGGTTCCTGCTGCTGTATCGGGGTATAGTTCGCGCCGGGGGCTGCTGGCGGGGTGAACGTCTGCTTCTTTGCCATGTGTTATCCTTCCTTTCACAAGCCCAGTTCATCATAAAGGGCTTTATAATCCTTTGCGGGGTTGCTGCCGGGGGCGTAATCAAACAGCGATTGCCGCAGGGCCTGCGCCTGTTCAACGGCTACACCTTCCCGGATATAGGTATTGAACACCTTTGTTCCCATTGCCTGCGCCTGCTGTTCAATGCTGGCGCGCAGATCGCTTGCCAAGGTCTGCCGGGGCTTGTACCTGGTCAGCAGAATTCCCGCCACAGTCAGGGCAGGATTGCAAAGCTGTTTCACCTGGTCAATGGTGATCTGTATTTGATACAGTCCCATTATTGAAAAGCTGTTCGCCTGCATCGGCAATATCACAGAATCAGACGTAGACAGCGCATTGACAAGCAGGGTGTTAAGATCGGGCTGTGTGTCAATCACAATCAGATCGTAACGGGGGCGCAGGGGGGCAAGGGCTTCCCGCAATATGAAGTCCCTGCCGGGGCGGTTCAGAATGTATAGTTCCGCTGCGGACAGATCGCGCCCAGCAGATATAATATCTGCCTGCTGTGTTCGCTGTATCACTTGCGCCGCCTGTGCCTGCCCTGTCAATACTGCGAACAGTCCAGGGGCGGCTGTTTCCCCACCCAGGGCGTATGTGGAATTGCCCTGCGGGTCACAGTCCACACACAGAACGCGTTTGCCCTGCTGGCGGGCGTAGTTCGCAAGGGCGCAGACTGTGGAAGTCTTTGCCGTGCCGCCCTTGCCAAACGCCACAGTAATAACCATGTTTTTCACCTTCTTTCTATGTTAAGGTCTGCGACTACTTTATCATTGAACAGGGAATCGCGGTAAATGCGCCATATGCCGCCCAGCTTCTTCCCCTTCAATGTGCCATCCCGCAAGCGGGCTTGAATCGTCCGAACGTGGCTGTTCGTCAATGCTGC